GACATAAACGCAAACATTCAAGGTAGCGTTCAAATAGTAATACAAGAAGATGACCGATGTAAACCAATTGAAGATTAATGCAACACCTGTATTCTTTGCCAACAAAAGAGCATACGAAAGCACTTATCCTGTCATTTGCAATGAAGGTGGCACAAGGAGTTCAAAGAGTTATTCCATTGTTCAGTTACTGATTGAGATTGCCTACAACAATCCAAAGACTAGGATTTCAATTGTATCACATTCCCTTCCACATATTAAGCGAGGTGTTTATAGGGATTTTAAATCAATTATGGAGAATTGGGGTTTATGGTCGGATAATGACTTTAGCTTTTCCGATTTTATATACACATTCCCAAACGGCTCTTACATTGAACTATTTGGATTAGAAGATGAAAGCAAGGCAAGAGGACCAGCAAGGGATATTCTATTCATTAACGAGGCTAATTTAATTAAGCGTACACTTTACGACCAATTACTAATGCGAACCACAGGTAAGGTTTTCCTAGATTGGAATCCTGCTGACTTTGTTAATTGGGTTTATGAAATAGCTGACAATCCTGAAAACAAACGCATTCATTCTACTTACCTAAACAACATACCTAACTTATCCGAATCACAAATAAAAAACATTGAGCAGTATAAAAACCTACCCGATGATTTTATGTGGAAGGTTTACGGATTAGGGCAAAGAGGTGCAGCGAAAGAATTAATCTACACCCAATGGAAACTTTACGACACCGCACCAGAAGGAGATGTATTCTATGGACTTGACTTTGGGTATGTCCACCCAGCTGCACTTATAAAGGTTACACATTACGAAGGCGAAAACTATTTTGAGGAAATTATTTATCAAAGCGGACTTACACTATCTGACCTTACAAGATTGATAAAAGAGAAAGTGCCTGAACGAGCAACTATTTACGCTGATGCAGCAGAACCCAAATCAATAGAAGAACTTTACCGACAAGGATTTAATATTAAACCTGCTCAAAAGGATGTATGGGCAGGAATTGTTAAGATGAAATCTTATCCTATAAACATTCACTATCATAGCCAAAACCTACGCAGAGAGTTTATGTCTTACAAATGGAAAAAGGATAAAAACGATAATGTAATTGAAGAACCTGTAAAAGCAAATGATGATGCTTTGGATGCTTCAAGGTACGCAGTATTCACTCACTTAACCAAACCAAAGTTTGCGGTATCCGTTTTTTAATATAAAAATTGTATTTTTGTTTAAATTCTAATAATATGGGTTTATTTGACATCTTCAGTAAAAAGAAGATTAACACACTATTTCCAACAATTCCTTTGAGTTCGCAAATAGCAATTGAAAAAGGTATTGTAACTTGGCAAGGCGGAGATTCTAAAAGTTTTGTTGATGATGGATATGTAGCAAATGATATTGTTTATTCAATAGTAAAGTTAATCACTGACAAAGCTAAATTAGCACCATTCAATGTTTATAAGGTTGTAGATGAAAGAGCAGCAAAGAAATACAAATCATTGGCTGCACAAAAAGACATCAACTTAAAAGAACTAGAAACATTACATAAAAAGGCATACGAACTTTATACAGGCGACCAACGATTAAACGAATTACTTAAATATCCTAATGTTGAAGATACTTGGAGTGATTTTGTAGAGCAATGGTGTGGATTTAAACTAATTACAGGAAACACTTTCATTTACGCAAAAATGATTGAAGCTGGAAACAATCAAGGGAAACCTTATGAATTGTTTGCACTTCCTAGTCAGTATATGGCAATCATAGCTGATATTAACGTATTCCCACCTACAAGAGTAGGGTATCAACTTTACTATGGTGTGATGTGGGCATTTGATACAAAAGAAATCTTACACGATAAGTATTTCAATCCACAATGGAATGTAACAGGAAATCAACTCTATGGTCAAAGTCCTTTAATGGCTGCTGCTAAAAACTTAACTCGTTCAAACGAAGCTAAAACCGCTGCCGTTGCATCATTTCAAAATGGTGGACCTGCTGGAGTTTTATTTATGAACGATGACCGCTATGACCCTACAAGTGGACAAGCACAAGCACAAGCACTTAAAAAGGCAGTAAGTGAAAAAGGTGGCAGTTTAAACTACAATTCAATTGCGGTATCAGGTTATAAAGTAGACTGGAAACAAATAGGACTTTCACCTGTGGAACTTAATATCATTGAATCGGAAAAATGGGATTTAAAAGCACTTTGTAATATCTACGGAGTACCTAGTCAACTTTTAAACGATAGCGATTCAAAGACATATAACAATCAAAGAGAAGGGGAAAAGGCATTAACACTTCGTTGTGCCATCCCATTACTTAACTCTTTAACTGAAAACCTTAATAGAAAATTACACACTGACTGGGGTTATAAAGGAACAAATCTTTATGTAGATTATGACCTTTCAGTATTCGGAGAATTAGAAGCAAACAAAGTAGAACAAACCGAATGGCTTGATAAAGCGTGGTGGATTAGCCCTAAACAAAAGTTAGATATAATGAATATTGAAGTGCCTGATTATATCCCTACTGAAGAATTAGAGAAACTTTATATTCCAACAGGATTGCAAACTATTGACCAATTTCAACCTTTGACTATTCCTGACCAAAACCCATAAAATGATTTGGCAAGATTATAGAAAATTATATGCCAACGCATTAAAACAATATTCACCGAAGTTCAAAAAAGAACTGCAAAATCAAGTGAATACGTATTGCCGTACATTAGACTACAACGCAATTAGCGATAAAGCCATTAAAAAGACCATACAAAAGCTCCATTTAGCTATGGGTGTAAAGATGGCTCAAATCAGTAGTAAGGTCGTTAAAAGGTCAGTAAAAGGGCATTACGAGGCATTGGAAGTAAAGTCAGCTGAAACGGATTTGTTTGCATATGTTATCCTTCAATATTTAGAACGCAAGGGATTAAGCGAAACGGCAGCTGAAATAACGGAAACAACCAAAGACCAAATTAGAAGATTTTTATTAAAGGCAGCAGAAGAAAATTATACATTGCCTGAATCAATTGCTTTATTAAGAACGGAAGATATAACTGCTTATCGTGCTGAAATGATTGCTAGAACTGAAACAGGCAGGTCTGCAAATATTGGTTCAATGGTTGGTGCAGTAAGTACAGGATTAGTTACAATGAAAGAGTGGATTGCAGCAAAGGATGCTAGGACAAGAAGGATTCCACCTGACCAATTTGACCATTACCATATGGACGGAAAGAAAGTTGAAATGGATGAATACTTTGAGGTAAAAAGTAAAAAAGGATTTAATGAAGCAATGCTACACCCTTGCGACCCAAGTGGAAGTGCTGGGGATGTAATTAATTGCAGATGCACAATTGGATTTGAGGCACAAAGGGATTCTAAAGGCAAATTAAAAACATATCAATCACATCCGCCAAAAGGAGATGTTGGCTACATTCACAACCTTTTAACTGATAGATATCAAATGGATATTACGCTTTTAATACAGGAAGCATTAGGATAATAAAAAAAAATATAACTTTGTAAATATGAAAACTTACGCATCTAAAGATTTAATTGTTGAGAAACAAGACATCGGTTATGAGGTAATGGATGTTGACACCGAACAACGCAGAGTAAAAGCCGTATGGGCAAGGACAGGTAATGTTGATTTAGACAATGATATTATCGTTCCTGAAGCATTTACCAAAACCTTAAACGAAAGAGGTCCAGCAGGTAAAAACTTGATATGGTCTTTAGTTGACCATTGTGCTGAAATGGAAGCCGTTATTGGAAAGCCTGAACAACTTTATGTTGAAGGAGATATGCTTATTGCAATCACTCCTATCGTAATGACCGAAACAGGCGAAGATGTTTTAAAAATGTACGATGCTGGTTTAATTAACCAACACTCAATTGGATTTACTACAATTAATTCAAGCGTTGCAAAGGATGGTGTAAGAACAATAACTGAACTTAAACTTTATGAAGGTAGTGCGGTATTATGGGCAGCAAACCCTGAAACACCAACTATTTCAGTAAAAAGTGAAGTAAAAAGAGAACAATTAGCAACTAGGCTAGAGAAACTCTTGAAAGCGTTTAAAGGCGGTAAATTTACCGATGAAACCTTTGCGTTGATGGAGATTGAAATAAAAAGGATTCAAGCGGATTTATTAGAGATTGAAGTCATTAAAGAAATCACTGCGGTCGCAGAAGCACCCCAGCCGATAATTGAGGAAATCAAAAACAATGATGCTGAAATCTTGAAGGCAATTAAAGAATTTAATAAAATACTAAAAAAGTAAAAATGGAAAACGTAATTAACGAAATGGCTGATAACCTTAAAGGTTTTCAAGCTAGTATTGAAGCGAAGTTGGAAGCAACAAACGCTGAAATCCGTGTAGTAAAAGATGAAGCTCAAAAACAATTTGATGCTCAAGCTGCTACACAAAAGAAAAACGCATCTAAACAAGTAAAGTTTATGGATGAGGCTATCATTGAGAAATTAGATGGTAGATTAGATGAAATGGAAAAATCAATGAAATCAAATGGTAAATTCCGTTTAGATTTAAGCGATGTTAAATCAATGACTTTGTCAGCTTCTTTAACAGGAGATGCTCAAGCATCTTATGCTCCTAACGCTGCTGTATTACCAAGTCAAGCAATTAACTTCCGTGATTTAGTTCCAACAGTTCGTAGCGAAAGTGGTTTGTATGTATTCTACAAAGAGACTTCTACTGCTAACAACATTGCTGCTCAAACTGAAGGTTCAAACAAAGGTGAGAATAGCTACGCATTAAGCGAGGTTAAAGTGGTTAACGATTACATCGCAGGTTTCTCTACATTCTCAAAACAAATGGCTAGAAGTTTGCCTTTCTTAAGCACAACTTTACCAAGAATGTTGACTAGAGATTTCTTCAAAGCTGAAAACGCTGCTTTCTTTGCAACTGTATCTGCTGCTGCAACAGGTTCTACTACAACTGCTGAAACTGATGATTTAAAGCAATTAGTTGATTACATCGGTAACCAAAAGACTGCAAACTTTGTAGCTTCAGTTGCTTTGGTAAGCCCTGCTCAATTAGGTCGTTTATTGAAAGAAACTATCACTGCTGGTTATTATGCTGGTAATGGTTCAGTTATCGTTTCACCAAATGGTGGCATCACAATATGGGGAGTACCTGTAATTGCTGCATCTTGGGTTACTGATGACAAGGTTTTAATTATGGATAACAACTATTGTGAGCGTGTTGAAGTTGAAGGATTAGCTATTGAATTCTCTTATGAGAACGCATCTAACTTCCAACAAAATATGGTTACTGCAAGAATTGAGTGTTATGAGGACATCAATTTAATGCAACCAACTTCAGCAATCTATGCTGATTTAGGAAACGTATAGTTTTAAAGGTTAGATAAAAAAGACCCCATCTTAATCGGTGGGGTTTTTTATTATATTTATTGTAAATTTGTAAAAAAGAGATATGGCATATTCTAATTTTATAATAGATTTTACTTTAACTGACACCGCACCTGTAACGGAACCTGTAACATTAGCAGAGGCTAAATTGTATTGCAGGGTTACTACTTCAGTAGATGACAATCAAATTTCATTGATGATTAAACAAGCAAGGGAAGCGGTTGAAGTGGGTACAGGATTAAGTCTTATTCCTAAAACTGCCGTTGTATGGTTTACCAATTGGAATAGTGCGTTTGAATTACCATATGGTCCTGTGAACTCAATAACAAGTTTAATTAACGAGCAAGGCGATACAATAGCCGTTGGAGATTATACTTTAATCGGTGGTAAGTTTCCTAAACTAATTAGACCATCATATCAAAACTTAAAGTTTACTTACACTTGTGGATATACAACCATTCCAAACGATTTAAAGATTGCTATATTAGACCAAGTAAGCTACGATTACGAGAATAGAGGATTAGATTCAAATACAGGTATTTGTGAAAAAACTTGGAGAGCGTGTCAGCGTTGGACAAGATTAAGCCCAATATTATGAGATTAGGAAGCAAGAAATCAAATTATGTAGATGCGAATACAATGTACTCGGAAATAGGCTTATATGTGCCTACAATCACCGCTGATGGGCAAGGTGGGTACACAACTACCTATGCCTTACAAGAGGTTGTATTTGGGGATTTTAGACCTGAAAATGAGAATAGGGCATTGTTAGAATTACAATTGAGTTTTACTCGTTCTGCTAAATTATTTATCAGGTACGATGTAACAATTACCAATATGTACAAAATAGAGGCTGAAGGAGAAATGTACACAATTCATTCAATCAAGGATGTAGAGAATCAGTTTAGATTTTACGAAATATTAATGTACGCATAATGGCATTTGCAGTAAGTTTAGGTGGAATGAAAGAACTTGAAGGCAAGTTAAAAAACTTGACTACTGCATTAAAAGTAGATGTAGGTGATGAAATAAATTCATCGGTTAATACTATTAGAAATAATGCAATAAGATTAGCACCTGTAAATTTAGGTCAATTAAGGGGTTCAATTGCTACTGATAAAGAAAGTGAGTTGACTTATTCGGTTGCTGCAAACGCTTCGTATTCTGCTTATGTTGAATTTGGAACAGGACCACAAGTAAATGTACCTGCTGATTTTAAATCTTATGCCCAACAATTCAAAGGTAAAAGCGGAGGCAAGTTCAAGGATATGGTTGAAGCATTAACTTTGTGGGTAAAGCGTAAAGGAATTGGTAATGGTAAAAATGACAAAGGTTTGGCTTATGTAATAGCTTTAAGCATATTAAGAAAAGGTATGCGACCACAACCATTTTTAGTTCCAGCTTACGAAATGGAGAAACCTAAACTTATACAAAGACTAAATAAATTATTAAATGCTTAATCCTAATATAGAAATAAAGAAGTGGTTTTATACCAACTTGACAAGTTCAAGCGGATTGCCTGTTTATGATGGTTATGCACCTGATAACGGAGTAAATGAATATGTGATTATGACAGGCAGAACATCGGCACAGGAACAAGGTAAAATCAGTTACACCAATGCAGTTACCATTGATGTTGACATTGTCATAAAAAATAGTAACTTTGGATATAAAAGAGCCGAAACGATAAGCGATTTAATACTAAATGCAATCAATTCCGACACGAATATAACCCTTGCAAATGGGTTTTATGCTTCAAGTTTAGTGGTTGGTGCAATTAGAAATTTAGATGGTTTAAATCCTTCGGATAATTTATGGCGAACAATAATAACTTATAATTTAATAATAACTCAAAATTAAAATAAAATGGCAGAAACTAAAGTATCAGCAAGGGATTATCTCCTTTTAGCAGATTTAGCTGGAGGTACAACTTTTAAACCTGTGGCTTGTTTAACAACAAACTCATTGACATCAACTAACGACACTATTGATGCAACTTCAAAATGTGGTAATGAATACACACCAAGTCCTGTATTTTCACAATCTTTTGAGTGTGAAGGATTTGCAATTGATGAAACAGGAAGTCCTAGTAAGGATTCTTACCAACAATTGTACACAGCTCACGCTGCTAAAACTATTTTTACTGTTAAAATGGGTAAAGCAACTCCAACTTCAGGTGATGTATATTATGGTGGACTTTCTACAAGCACTGTATTTATTAGTGATTTTGGAGTACAAGCAGATGATGGCGATGATGTGAAATTTACTGCAACATTTGTAGTATGTGTTCCACCAATTGCACAAACTGAACAAGCGTAAACCAACAACTAAACTATGTTTGAATTAAGACTGAACAACAACAAAACAATCCCTTTAAAATGGGGTACTTGGGCGATGAAAAGATTTTGCGAATTAGAGAATAAATCTCTATTGGACTTAATCAATATTTTATCAAGTGGTGCTTTTGAATTAGGAACAATAGTGCATATAATCCAAGCATCTGCCGAAAGCGGATGTAAGACCTTAAATCAACCAATTGAATTTAACGATGTTATCGTTTGCGATTGGATAGATGAAGTTGGTGGGTTATCTGCAAAGGATGGTCAGCTAATAGATTTTATTAAATTTATGCAGACTTCAATGATTCCTGAAACAAAAGAAAATGCCGAAGTAACCAAAGACAAAGGAAAAAAAAAATAGGAATATATAGCTGGGATTCAATAATTATTCTCGCAATAGAAGTTGGCTTGACAATTAATGAGTTTTGGCAACTTACTTGGCGGGAATTTTTATTATATAAAAAGGCTTACGAGAATCAGCAGATAAAGGAATGGGAAAGGACAAGAACTTTAGCTTATATGATTTATAGGTCAAATTCAACGGATAAAAATCCGAAAAGTATAAAGTCTTTTTTCCCTTTGCCTAGTGATGAAGTGGAAGAAGAAAAGCCTAAACTAACGCAAGAGCAACTAGCAAGGACATTAAAGTTGTACGGAGTAAAATAATAAAATGGCACAAGAAACATTAAAAATTACGATAACGGCTGACAATAAACAAGCCGTTCAAAATATACAGGAAACTGTTACCGCTACAACTCAATTGGGTGCTGCCTTTAAAAAGGTTGCTCCAGCAAGTAATCAAGCGACACAGGCTTTGGTCAATGTTTCAAGGGTTGCTCAAGATGCTCCTTATGGTTTTATAGGTATAGCGAATAACTTAAACCCATTAATTGAATCATTCCAAAGATTAAAAGAAACAACAGGTACAACAAGTGGTGCATTAAAACAAATGGCATCAGGGTTAATGGGTCCAGCAGGTATAGGATTAGCTATTGGTGTTGTTTCATCATTATTAGTAGTATTTGGAGATAAGTTATTTAAAACAAAGAGTGTAGCAGAAGATGCTGCAAAAGCTAATAAAAACTTTGCTGATAGTTTAGATAAAGCAAAAGCATCCGCAAGTGAAAGTGGTATTAAATTACAAGCCTATATTAATGTTGCTGAAAACGCAAATAATACTGATGCAAGAAGAAAAGAAGCATTAAATGCGGTTATAAACGAATTAGGTAAAGTAAATGCTGCTTATGCAAGTACAATTAAAACAACGGATGATGCTAAAAAAGCAGTTGATTTATATACACAAGCGTTAATTGCTCAAGCTATTACTTCAAGATATGTTGATGAAATTGCAAATAAGCAAATTGAATTAACTAATGTATTAAAACAAGCAAGTGTAGCTGCAACAAATTATAGTAAAGCATATCAAATATTAGATAAAGCAATAATTCCTGTATCCGACCAAATTGGTGCATTTCAAAGAGTAACAAATAATGCAGCTGCTGCTCAAAAAGAATATGTGGGATTTGCAAATACGGCTTTATCATTATCTGCAAATATTAAAGATTTAAACAAAGACCTTCAAACTACAGTTGATAATGCTTTACCAAACGCATTTTATGTAATGGATAAAGGTGCTAAAACTTTAAATACTACAATATTAGAGGCAACTAAAAACTATAAAGCATTTACTAAATTAACCAGCGAACAAGTTGGAACATTTTTACAATTACAAAAAGGAGTATCTCCTGTTGCACCAGCAGCACCGCAAACATTTATGGGTGGTGTTGCACCACAAGCACTTGTTGAAGCTAATGCTATACTTGCAGCAGCAAGAGAACAAAAGAAATTTAATTACTTATTAAACGAAGCTGAAACAACATCAAGATTTTTAGCAGAAGGTGTTGGAAATATATTTCAATCACTTGCACAAGGAGAAAATATTGGTGAATCGGTTTTAAATGTCTTTAAAAATATGACATTACAACTTGCTCAAATGGTTGTTCAGGCTTTGATATTTAAAGCAATTATGACGGCATTAGGTATGGGTGGAACAGTTGGAAGCACAAGTGATTTAACAGGTGGAATATTAGGCGGATTAGGAAAGTTATTAGGATTTACTCCAATGGCAGAAGGTGGAATTGTAAGCAAACCAACATTTGCAATGGTAGGTGAGGGTGGCGAAAGCGAAGCCGTTATGCCTTTGTCTAAATTAGATAGCATATTAAGTAGTGCATTTACAAGTGGTGCTAATTCAGGAGGTGGAGTTGGTAATGGTTCTTTTGTATTAAGAGGCAATGATTTGGTTTTAGCATTACAAAGGTCTAATCATTCACTTAATTTAAGAAGGGGAATATAATGGCATACGTTAATAAATATAAAATTACAATGGCTACCAAAAGCGGTAGTATTTCAACATTGTATATGTTAGAAGATGGTTATGCTGGGGATTTAATTGAATATCCTGCAACTACAATTCAGTTGCAATATATCCCTAGAAGTGATGATATTTTTGAGCCTATTTATGCAAGTCAGTTAAGTATTTCAATTGATGTTACGGATGACATAGAAAATATGCCAAATCTAACAACATTAAACGATAGAAAGTATTTATGTAAACTTTTCTATGATGAAACTTTAGAGTGGCAAGGATGGGCATTAAGTGATAGCGTTCAATTTTCATATACAACAGGAAGGAAAGAACTTTCATTTAACGCAATAGATGGTTTGGGTATATTAGAAAAGATTAAATACCCATTAGCTGAAGATTATGTTTTAAGTGATTTTAATGATTGTATGTTTTACATAATAAACTCATTAAACGCAGTAGCTTTTCCTACAAACTTAAATGTTATAACAGGAATAAGTTATTACGCAGATGGAATGGATGACAGGTCGGATGTAACTTGGGCAGACCCATTAAAACAATCATATTTAAACTTTGCTTTATTTATTACTGATGATTATCAAGTTGATAATTGTTTATCAGTTTTAACTAAAATAGTAAAAGGATTTGGTGCAAGATTATTTCAAGCACAAGGCAAATGGCAAATATTAGCAGTTTCACAATTTGCACAAGAAACATATTGGTTTACTGAATATGATAATGCTGGATTAGTAGTTGATTCAGGAACTACAAGTTTTAATGGTTTAATAGATGGTTATAGTGGTAATGAAACAGGATTATTCTTTGTTGATAATAGTCAAATGAAACTATTAAGAAAAGGTTATAACAAAGTACAATTTGATAAACAAATTGAATATCCTTCAAACTATATTACAAATGGAGATTTAAAGCAAATAATTGTCAATGATGCGTATGCTTGGACTGCAACACTTAATGGTGGTTCAGCACAAGTTACTCCTTATCCAAATAGATTATCAAATGATTATAATCTTGATATTACAAATGTAATAGCACCTTATGATTTATCTATAAAACCTGATTATTTTCCAAATATAGGATATAATGAAGTAGTGCGTATTTCTTTTACATCAAATCTTGTAGCAGTTGGTGCAACTGTTCCTGATGCTTTTTTTATATTAAGAATACAATTACAAACACCAGCAGGTTTTTATAGCATAGATAACAATAAAGAATGGGAGTTTGGTGGTACAAATTTTTACTTTGAGCCGTATGATGCAGAAGTAACATTAACTGAATTAAATTTGACTTTACCACCTGCACCCGAATCAGGCACAATTTATTTTGAATATATATTAGCAAAAGCTGCTTCTACTTATTGGAAATCAACAGTAATAGCAAACGCAGTAAGTAATTTTTTATTTACTATACAACCTGCTTTTCAATCTTATCAATGTATTGGTTCATTAAGTAATTCGGATGAATATGTATTTAATGCAGATTTAGATTTAGGATTTAATGATTCTTACAATGGTTACTATTCTTATAAAGGATTTTTAGCAGATGAAAACGGATTAAACTTAAAGAATTGGTATCGTTACGAATATACATCGGACAAGTATCGTTCATTAAGTCAATTAGTAATTAGACAATACTCTAACAACCTAAACAAGAATGTAATTAACATAGATTCTACTTTTATGGGTATGAATACGGATGAAGGTAGATTTAGCGGTGCAATGAGAATAAAAGCAACTGATACTGACCCAGCACAAATAAGTGTTGCTAATAAGCAGTATATGGTAGGAAATACGACAATTGATTTGTTTAATGATACTATTCAAGGAACATTATTAGATATTAATAGTGAAAATGTTGAAGCTAATATTTTTGAAATAATAAACTCAACAAGCACACCGCCATTTGTTCCTTCCGTTGCACATTTAAGGTCTAATGGTTATGTAACAAGTGCAGAGGCTTTAGCAGGAACATTAACTGCAACTGAAATATTTACATTAAATGGAATTACTGACCCTGACTATGGTGATGTATTTTATGAGGATGAAGATGGTGGTTTAACTTTTAATGGAGATTACTTATTTTATAAGGTTGTAACAGTATTCCCAAATACAAAAGTTTACCAAATAAGGATTGACGGAGTCATTATAGGAATATATACTTAAATTTGTAGTTATGGCAGACAAAGTACAGGGCAACAATATAATTTTATATTATTACGAACCACCAAGTGAGGCTTATCCAGCAGGTAGGGATATTGCGTTTTCGTGTTCAACAAATTGCACATTTAGTGTAAGTGTTGACCAAAAAGAGGTAACAAGCCAAACGAGTGCGTGGTATAGAGAATACAAAAACGATACTGCAAGTTGGACAGTAACTTGTGATGGTCTTATAACTTTGGATGGTTATGGCTATTTGTTTTTATTAGAACAACAACAAGCAAGGACTACAATTTTAGTAAAGTTTGTTATTGATAACGGAGTTGATGGTTTAGTAGTGATTAGTGGGGATTCTAACTTAACAAGTTTACAAATCAATGCACCTTACAAAGACATAGCAACGTATAGTGTATCGTTACAGGGTACAGGTGCTTATGCTACAACAGGAACGACAATTAATCCTGAAGGGGTTGTTATTGTTGCTGGTGGTGCAGTTTACACAAAGGGAACTGTTGCAGCTGGTGGCGAAAGTACTATTACTTATGGCGATATGATAGGCAAGGTTTGTCTTTATGTTTCTCGTGGTGGTATAGATGTTCAGCAAATATTAACAACAGGAACGGCAGTTGATGAGCAAGTGAAATGGAATAGTACGACAGGGGTATTAACATTTGGAAGGGTATTAGAAAGTGGGGAGTTTATTAGGGCATTATTTCAATAATAATTTAGTTATAAATTAATATAATATGGCAAATCAAATAGTTGTTTCAGCAGGTGCGAAAGTGAGGAATTTACAAGATGTAATTATTGGAACAAGTGGAGTATTGACTTCATTAGGATTTGATGTTGCAAATGGTGTACCAAGACTTGATGTAAATGGTAAGATATTAGTAAGTCAATTACCTAACTCTGTAATGGAGTATAAGGGTACTTGGGATGCTGCTACGAACACACCAACCCTTGTAAATGGCACAGGGAATCAAGGTGATGTGTACTTATGTAATGTGGCAGGAACAGTTGACTTTGGTGCTGGTCCGATAGCATTCTTTGTAGGCGACCAAGTTATTTATAGCGGTTCTATATGGCAAAGGGCATCGGGAGCAACAGGAACAGTTACGAGTGTTGGAATTACTGAAAGCGGAGATAGTTTAAACATCACAGGTTCACCCATTACTACAAGCGGAACGATTAACATAGGATTCAACGGAACTAATTTACAATATGTAAACGGAGCAGGAAACTTGACAACCTTCCCTACATTAACAGGGTATGTACCTTATAGTGGTGCTACTGCTAATGTAAATTTAGGAGAATATGGTTTAAGCGGTGGGTTTATAGGGTTTGATACAACACCAACAAGTACTCCTACGGCTCAAGGCACTATGTATTGGAACGCAGATAAAGAAAGCGTAGATGTGATAATGAATGGTGTTACAGGTAGTGTAATGCAGGATACTTTTTACAATGTTAAAAACCAAACAGGTGCTACCATAACAAAAGGAACTATTGTAAGAGCAAATGGTACAGTAGGTGCAAGTGGTAGAATATTGATTGCTCCTTTTTTAGCAGATGGTAGT